GCTGATGGGTCTTTAAACCAAGCAGAAATTCAGCAGCTTAAACTAGAAACCAGTGTTAGTGATCAAGAATTTTCTGATATGATTAATGATGGTCTTGCGTTGGTATCGCAGGACCCTGGCACTTATGTTACTGCTGAAGATTTTGATGGTAAGATTAAATTACTAGATAATAGTAACAACGATATTTGGAATTTTGTTTCTGTAAATAATACTCTAGAATACGGTCATCTTCCTTCTCAACCTGCACCTACATTAGAGCAATATCAAGCTATACTTGGTTATGATAGCGATAGTGATGCCAGGGTAGAAGATTTCATCAGAAGGACCATGGATGCCTACAATGAGGGCATCAATGATGTTAGAGATGATGATCAAGAAGCTCTTGATTTTGATTCATTAGGTAGCACCTTTCATGGTGGTCAAGGATTCAGTGAGGAAGTATTAAGAGACTACCTGGAAGGTGAGGAAGAAGGTAGAGGTCTCGTTGAAAGTATCAGACGTAATGAAACTTATGGTGGTTTTAATTGGGATAATACTGGTGGTAATTGGACTTTTGATTACTATGATAATACTCAGTTACCCCCAGAACCAGAACCAAAAGAAGAACGTAACAGAGACTTTGATCCTATTGAGTACAACACTCCTCTTGAACCTTGGGTAGAAGAGTACCAAAGAACAGAAAATCTTGGTAGAATAATAGATCCTGACTTTAAATCAGAGCAACTTCTTAATTATGAAGCACTGTCTGATGAGGAACGGCAGGCAGTATTAACTGCATCTGGTTTAACCGATGCCGAATGGAGAGCTCAAGATGCAGCGTATGTAGCTGAACGAGGACTTAACATTATAAATTATGATCAGGAATATGACCGCATTACTGGTAAGATTAGTGAGGTCACTGATTCAATCAATAGGGTTAAAGATGAAAAAGCTACATCGTTTGATGAAGTAGAAGAAGTTCTAAATATGTTCCAACCACAGAACTATGAAGTACCTGATTATGGAATTGAAAGAGACATTACATCTAGACAACAAACTCTAGATCGAATGGCTAGGTTTGATCCTGACCCTTTGTCTTATCAAGGACCTGTTCAAGTATTACCCGAGTATGTTCAACCTGAATATGGAACTTATGTAGCACCTGAGCGTGAAGAGTTTGTTGGTCAAGAATTGGAAGAGCTTAATACTGGTGATCCATATACTTTTGATTATGGTCAACGTCCTGATGATGGTGGTGATACTTCACCTGAACCAACACTTGAACCAACACTTGAACCAACACTTGAACCTGAACCAACTACTGGAGAATCTGATGGAACTGGAGGAACTTCAGAACCTACAGAAGAACTTGATCTCGATACAGGCTGGCAACCTTATCTAGATTCATGGGTCAATAGTTTGTTTGAAGGTCAACCTAATAGGACTTCACAAAGTGGAACTACTTTCAGTAAAGGAACAGATAGAACTGGACAACCTACAGGATATACTCTCAATTATACAGCTACTCGCGATGGAAATATTGATTATAAGATTACTGATGAATCCACTGGTCAACAAGTTAGATGGGATGATCTAGATAAAATTTCTCAATGGAATTTAACTCCTCAACATATTAGAAATGAAAAAAACCGTCAGACATCTGGAAGGCAACCAGCAACATTTAGAGACGGTAATTTCATCACATGGGATGAAGATGGTAATGAGGTGATATTAGATTCTGTGTAACAACAAGAATAAATTATTATGAAAGACACGGCTTACAGTCGGTACTCTCTCCTTCGATCAGATAGAGATCAGTACCTAGAGACTGCTATGGAAGCAGCTAAACTAACTCTTCCATATCTCATCCGTTGGGATGATGAGGATAATGTCAAATCTAGGAGATCTCTTCTAACACCATGGCAAAGTGTAGGAGCTAAAGGTGTTGTCACCTTGGCTTCTAAACTTATGCTGGCATTGATGCCTGCTCAAACTAGCTTCTTCAAACTACAACTAGATGAAGCTAAGTTGATTGAACAGGATATGGATGCACAGGTAAGGACAGAATTAGATCTTAGTTTTGCAAAGATTGAACGAACAATTAATGAACTGATCTCAGCTTCTGACGATAGAGTTGTCATCCATCAAGCAATGAAACATCTTGTTGTTGCTGGTAATGCTCTTATCTTTATGGGTAAGGATCATCTTAAATTGTATCCATTGAATAGATACGTTATCGATCGTGATGGTGAAGGTAATGTAATTGAGATCATTACTCGTGAGCGAATTAATCGTGACCTAGTAATGAAACAGATGCCTGCTGAATTTAAACAAGCAGTTAATCGTGTTGGTGATGATGGTGAACACAGCGATGCTGAAGACCATGACGTTGATGTGTACACTCACGTATTACGTGATGACAAGAACTATGTATGGCATCAAGAGTGTCAAGGGTATGTGTTAGAGGGTTCCTATAGCAAGGCACCTGTAGATAACACACCTTGGATTGCACTTAGATTTAACACAGTCGATCAGGAACCTTATGGTCGTGGTCGTGTTGAAGAATTCATGGGTGATCTTAAGTCACTCGAAGCACTCTCTCAGGCACTTGTAGAAGGCTCTGCAGCAGCAGCTAAAGTTGTCTTTGTTGTATCACCTTCAAGCACCACTAAACCACAGACCCTGGCTCAAGCTAGGAACGGTGCCATTGTCCAGGGTAGACCTGAAGACATTGGTGTTGTTCAAGTAGGTAAAGGTGCTGACTTCCAGACTGCTGCTACACAGATGCAGGTACTGGAGAAGCGATTAGCTGAAGCATTTATGGTTCTTCAGGTAAGGAACAGTGAACGTACTACTGCTGAAGAAGTACGCATGACACAGATGGAACTAGAGCAACAGCTTGGTGGATTATTTAGTCTACTCACTGTTGACTTCTTGGTTCCATATTTAAATCGTAAGATGTCAATGCTTACTAAAGCAAAGTCTATTCCTAAGATTCCTAAAGACTTCGTTAAACCTACAATTATTGCTGGTCTTAATGGTGTTGGTCGTGGCATGGATCGTGAAGCATTAACTAATTTCATGACCACTGTTGCTGGAACCCTTGGACCTGAGGCAATGATGAAGTTCATCAATAGTGATGAAGCAATTAAACGACTAGCCGCTGCAATGGGTATTGATACTCTGAACCTTATTAAGAGTATGCAAGAGCAACAGCAAGAACAACAAGCTGCTCAGAACTCAGCCATTGATATGGAGATGGCTAAGCAAGCTGGACAATTTGCTCAGCTAGATCAGCAGCAGCAACAAATGCAAATGCAAGCACAACAATGACAGAAGAAACTAAACCAACTAAAAGAACTCGTAAGAGTAAAACACCTGAACAAAGTCAAGCAGAGCTTCCTCCTACACAAGAGGAACGATCACTTGGCATTGCAGGTAATCCTAATAAGTATGCACCGAAACCAAAGATTGGTAACCCCACCCTCGGACGTTCCACCAATTATGTGGATTCGGTTGGACTTGGTAATTTGAAAGTAAGGAGTGCTAATGGCTACACTGACGTATGATGCATCCGAAGCTCCTGAAGGAGGAGAACTTACTACAGAAGAACAAGATAGTCTTGCAGTAGGTGAACGGATTGCTGAACAGCAAGAGCAATTGCTAGCTGGTAAATATAAAGATGCTGAAGCTTTAGAGAAAGCATATATTGAATTGCAATCTAAGTTCAGTAATGGTGAACGAGAAGAAGCACCACCAAAAGAAGAAGCTACAAAAGAAGACCCACAAGAACAAGAAGTAAATTTCTTTGATGCTTTGTGGGAAGAATCACAGAATAATAAAAAAGGATTCTCTGAGTCTATCCAAAACAAGTTGGAAGACATGAGTAAATCTGATCTTGCTGATGCTTACCTTGACGCTCGTAGCAAACAAAATCAAAAGCCTAAAGGTGACATCACACAGGCTGATATTGATAGCGTCAAGGAAATGGTAGGTGGTGAGAAATCATATAAGTCAATGGTTGAATGGGCACAGAAATCATTCAACAAAGAAGAGGTCTCCATGTTTGATCGAGTAATCGAGAGTGGAGATCGTGCATCTATCTTCTTTGCTGTTCAAGCCTTGCAAGCTCGTTATGCGAGTTCAGAAGGTGTTGAAGGTAAGTTGCTCACGGGTCGTTCTCCAAGACCTGAGAGTAAAGATGTATTCAAGAGTCAGGCTGCAGTTGTCCGAGCTATGAAGGATGCTAAGTATGACTCTGATCCTGCTTATAGGCAGGAAGTAATGGAGAAACTTTCACGTTCAAATATTGATTTTTAATTATGCCTTACGGACCTGGTACATACGGAACTAAGAAAGGACGCCCCCCGAAAAAGGGCACAAAGAAAGGAGTTAAAAAGTAATGGCGAAGCGTGGTTTGTATGACAACATCCACGCCAAGCGGAAACGAATTGCCGCTGGTAGTGGTGAATCAATGAGAAAGCCTGGGTCTAAAGGCGCACCTACGGCTGCAAATTTTAAACGCGCTAAAAAAACTGCAAAAAAAAAGTAAACCCTAATTAATTATTTAAATGAAATCTATTATTGCTACTGGTATCCTCCTGTCCATTGCTGCTCCTGCAGTTGCCGGACCCTATGCAAACATCGAGAACAATGCCTCTTGGCAGAATTCTGAATTTGGTGCTGGACTAACAGAAGTCCACGCGGGTTATGAATTTGGTAGTGGCATTTATGTTCAAGGTGGTCCTGCCTTTGTATCTACAAAAGATGCTGCAGGTTCTACTGAGTACTCCGGCAAGCTGGGATTTGGTACGGACCTGTCAACTGATCTGAACCTTTATGGTGAAGTATCTTTCCTAACTGAAGACAAAGAGTTTGATGTTGATGAACTCAACATTGGCACAAAAGTAGGTGTAACCTACAAGTTCTAAGTTAACTTTGCGGTGGGTGGGTAGGTCATTTAATTTAACTAACTATGGCATCTAGTATTCTTAAACCTAGTGTAAGTAGTACCTGGGATGATTTTTGTT